GCGTAGTTACCGAATTTAACACCACGCTTCTTACCACCTAATTCTAATTGAATATAACCTGTCATAATTTTCTCCTTTTAATAGTAGTTGTGGCTACCGTCTAGGAGAGTTAATTAAACAGTTCCTCTTGTTAATGCTCCAGTACCTTGGAAAGATACGCTGAATCCCGAAGGGCTTTCCATATCAGCAGTCTGAGAGATAGAAGATACAAAAGCATTACCGCTCAATACCATATCACCAGCAGTTGAAGTAGAGAAAGTTACAGCTACAGCTTGTCTGTCTAAAAACATCTGAACCAACTCATCAGTTTCTACGCTACCAGAAGAAGCATAGTCGATAAGACCGTCAGAAGATAAAGTCCAGCTACGTACACCAGCAAAGAACTCAGCCCATCCAGCCGAATCTTTAGTAGTAGCATCAGGCAAATCTACACTCATCTCTAAAGAAGCAGTAGTAGCCTTCATAATAGGGTTACCAGCAATTTTGATAACCAAGTTTGTTCCGTTAATTAAAGCCATTGTTTTATTTTATTTTTTAAGTTAATATTAAGCGACTGATGTTGCGAAAATCTCTGTTCCCTGAAGGCTACCTGAATAGGTAACTACATCTTCCATAGGAGCGTCAATAGTCATACTAGATACATAAACATATCCGTTAAAGATCAATGATCCAGATAAGTTAGTAGTGAATTTAACTAAGAATTTGGTTTTGTTTTCGATAGCTGCTTCAATCCATGCAGGATCAATATAATCAGCGTAATCTACTAATCCTTCAAAGTCAAATGTAAATGATCTTGTACCCATGATAAATTCGCTCCAGCCAGCTGAATCGCGAGATGTTACGTCAATAGGGTTTGCTTCTAAGTTTAAGGTGAAGCTACGTGAGTGACCAAAAGCATAATTCGTGCCTCCGTCTACTGCGTATAATACTAAGTCTGTTCCGTTTACTAATGCCATTTTATAATTGTTCTACTATATTTCTAATTCTAATTACTTTTCTAACCTCATAAAATCCCTGATACTGAGTTTCTGTATAGGTCGTTGACTCCAAGCTATTTGTAATAACCTTAAAGTCAGGAGCTGCATCCGGAAGAGAACTGCGATTAATGAGTAGCTGCATAACCTGATTTGAGATATTGTCCGCATCAGACTTGCTATAGTTAGTACCATCTGTACCAGTAAATACTTGTACGGTTACTACGCAGTTGCTATTGAAGTTGCTCTTTGTAGACTCATCAACAACACTAATATTTGAAATCTGGATATAGGGATAGTTAGCAGTATCAATAACATTATCGTAAACAGCAACATAGTTACCGTTAATACTAACTGCATTATTTAGCTTAGTATAATAAGCCTTCCTTAAACTATATCCTACGTCTTTCATTAATTAGCGAATGGTGGAGGTAAAGTAGCGTCTACTGGATTCTTTTGTAGCTCGATTTGAGAAGCAAGACCAGCATCGATTGATTCAACATCTAAGTTAGCTTCTAACCAGCTTTCTACTTCTTCTTTGGTCAAATCTTCGTAGCTTACAAATTGCTCAGGAGTAGGCTCACTAACAGGGCAAGTACCGTACACTTCTGCACTATATTCGCCTTCAACTGCACTTCTTCTCCAGTGGATATTGTAAACCACATCCTTCATTGAACCTTCGCTAATTTTTACGTCCATAGCTGAGACGATCCATGAATATTCCATTATTTTAATTTTGCTTTTAATTCTTCAATTTGTGCTTGTTGCTCTTGAATGGCTTTTACTAGCATCGGTATTAAATCTTGTCTTATTGATTTGTATTTCTCATCTGAATCATTTTCTCCAACCTTAAATTCATCTATCAAGTCTGGGAATACTTCTTCAAATTCTTGAGCTATAAATCCTCTATCATTTTTAATACCCTTACCTGCTCCATCTTTCCAATCAAACACTCTAGGTTTAAGCATCATTATCTTAGATAGGGCATTATCAATATCTCTAACATTTTCCTTTAATCTAATATCTGATAAGCTGCTTATAGATGTATTTGTTGCAAATATAGTTCCAGCTCCTGATACATAAAATCTAAATGCACCATTTGTGGTGTCCCAAACATGATAAGAGTTTGCATTATTAGGTATAGAGCTAAATATGTTCCCATTTTCTGTAACGGTATTATAAATTTCTACACCTCTTGATGAAAGGGCTTTGGCTGACTTACCAATTAAAATATCTCCAGCACTGGTGATACGCATGCGCTCGTTTCCACTATTTGTTCTAAATATAAGTGGGAAAGTACTATTTGAGTCTACATAAAATTCATTGGCTGTGTTGAATAATTGACCAACAACAGTAGAGCCTTGCATAAATTGTAATACCGCACCATTTGTTGGATTAGATAATCCAAGTGTAGTATATCCAGAGAAACTGTTAGGTGAGGAAGTGCCGATACCAACGTTACCAGCTGATGTTATACGCATTATTTCTGGCACAGAAGTCCTAACCGAGTTAATACCAGTACCGAAACTTATGCCACCATTATTGCTATTGCCATTGAACTGAATATAACCCATGTAACTTGAGTCAATCCTTTCCTGTATTCTAAACCCTGATGTTGTCCAATCAGATCCAGCCGAAGTTCTAAGTGATCCAAGCTCTACATATTCTCCGTTACCTACAAATGATTCTATTATCTGTGAGCCTAAATAATTGCCAGATGAATTACCTAAGTTACCACCGTTAACATGAAGTTTAGCAGAAGGAGTTACACCAATACCCACATTACCAGAGTTACCATTAAGGTATAATAATTGTCTATCGTAAGTTCCAGTGCTTGGCAGTCCAGAAGTAGAAAACGTTCCACTCATACCAACAATAGACATCCCTGCAAATCCAGTATCGCTAGTTACAGAAGTTCTAATTCCTCTACTAACACCCGGGCCAACAGCAACAGACATGTAAGTATTAGCTCCATTTGCCTCAAATCCGTCACCAGCTCCACCAGAGAATATAGATCCGTTTGCATGGAGAATAGATTTAGGTGAGGTAGTTCCGATACCAAGGTTGCCACCAGATGTTAATGTCATTCTAGGAGTAGAGTTGTAATAAGGCTGTCTGAAATAGAAGTTACTATCACCTCCACTTACACCTATACTCCATCTATCTGCAACCGAATCCTCTGTAAATGAAATATAGCCATTCTTTCCAGCATTTGGCCTTAACTGAAGATCAACACCATCTGTAAGTACTTGTTTAAGTAGTATTGAACCATTTGCAAATATAACATCGGTCTGGCCTTGCAGATAAGTTCCACCTACTACATGGAATGTAGTTCCGGGGTTTGTTGTATTTACACCAACTCTACCTGTTGCAGTAACACGTACCTTTTCGCTGCCTCCAGCGTTTAATCTTATGATGCCCGGTGTTTGAATTAACGCCCCAGCTACATTATCTTCGGGTGTGATGATTCTAGTTTGATCTCCAGACCAAGCTAATCCAGATCCAGCAGATACAGTAATATTTCCACCTGATACATTTAAAAGACTAGCTGGGCTTGAAGTACCAATTCCAATCTGAGTTCCATTGTCAAATATCGCACTATTACCTACTGTTGTTGAGCCTGTCCATCTAGCTAAATATCCAGAAGTACCAGTTCCCGTTACAGGGTTGGTTAATAACGGTTGACCGCCTAATCCAGCTAAAGTATAAGTAGGAATATTTAAGGTAGCTCCAACAAGTGTTGCTGAACCGCTATTCCCAGTAGTAGTTAGTGTTAAAGCGTTTTGCTTGTTATTGAAAGTACTCCAGTCAGTAGAAGATAAAGCTCCTCTATTAGTAGCACTTGCAGTAGGAATATTTAAAGTGATGTTACCGCTTGAAGTGATAGGGCTATTAGCAACCGATAAGTCAGTCCCAGTAGTTCCTAACTCTAAACCAACACTTGTTACCGTTCCTACATTCCAACTTCTATTTGCGGTTAAGTCAAAAGCAGTACCGTTGATAGATAAAGTTCTTGCATTGGTTACAGGAGTATATCCTAAGCCAGTAGTAACATCTGAGCTAGTTAAAGCTAAAGTACCACCTAAAGTTAAATTTCCTGAACCTGTAACACTACCACTTAAACTCAAACCACTAACAGTTCCAGTTCCACTTACGCTAGTAACAGTACCTACACTCCAGCTTCTATTAGCCGATAAGTCGTATTCTGTTCCGTTGATGGTAAGTGTACGAGTATTATCTACCTTAGCATTTAAGGCGCTCTGTAAATCTGTCTGATTTGACAATGTTCCTGTAATAGAACCCCAAACCGCATTTGGTTCAGAAATCTTCACATAAACGCTACCAGACCATCGATAAACAAAATTGGTATCTAAGGTGATATAAATCTTTCCGGTCTCTCCAGTGGCAGGTAATGCAGCGAAATTAGCAACTTCAACCACGTCATCTACATAGCTTGGTAATTGAGTAGAAGGAACTTTACCAGCACCATCTAAACTTGCATATCCATTAATTGCTCCTTTGTTTGCTACGTTCTCTGGAGTATATCCTAAAGCATTTTGTTTATTGTTAAATGTATTCCAGTCGGTAGAGCTTAGGTAACCATCAGCAGCCGCTCCAGATTGAGTGATACCAATAGTTCCAGTCCCAGTGATCGTACCGCCTGTAAGAGGTGCAGAAGTACCAACTGAAGTAACTGTACCAACACTCCAAGATCTATCAGCAGAAAGGTCGTAACCTACGCCATTGATAGTCATGATTCTTGAGTTAAGTGCTGGAGTATATCCTAATGCAGTAGTTACATCGCTTGATGATAATACAACTGCACCAGTTCTAGTATTGAAAGAGGTTACACCTACGTTTACGCTATATGTCCTGTTAGCTGATAAGTCATAAGTCTCACCATTAATTGTAATTGTTCTTCCAGAAGGAACACCACCCAATCCAGAAAGAGTATAAGTAGGAATATTTAAAGTATCACCAACTAGGCTAGAAGCTCCACTATCGTTATTTACAGTAAGCGTTAAAGCTCCTTGCTTTGCATTAAATGATGCCCAATCCTCTTTTGATAAGTAACCATCTGCTAAAGCAGTAGCCTTTGCTATAGATATAGTTCTACTTTGAGTTAAGTCACCACCACCAGCTAAAGGAGCAGTAGTAGCAATATTTCTTGAAGCTAAAGCATAAGTAGAGTTATCGTAACTGATTGTAGTTCCGCTGATCTTAACAAAACCAGTACCATTTAAGGCAGCTTGTTTAGCATTGAAAGTAGACCAGTCGCTTGATGTTAAGTAACCATTGTTAGAAGAAGTAGCAACACCCAACTTAGTTTCGATAGAGACCTTGGTTTCGTCTCCTGTATTAGATCCACTTACGTTGGAAGCAGTTAATGTTCCAGTAAATAAACCGTTACCGTCTACGTGCAATTTTTGAGTAGCAGTAATACCGATACCAATCCCAGCAATGCTCTCAGAAATAATGCTTGAGCCAATAGCTGAAGAAGAAGTGAATTTAGGGATAAATGTTGCAGTTCCACTACCTGTAATCAATCCAGACTCTGAAAGGTTTTGCCAATCTACTGCACTTCCAGTTGAAACTAAGATCTGTCCATTAGTTCCGGGATTGTTATTTGTATCATAAAGAGGGCCACTAAGCCTGAAATTGCCATCGACAAATACAGTAGTAGCAGACAGGTATAATGGAGTATTGTTGCCTAAACCATCAGTAATCTGCTTTAGAGACACTGTGATTGGCCCATTATCTGTTATTTTTAATAACGCATCGTACGTAGATGCTATGGTTTGTCCGGTTAGTGATGCCATTTATATTTTTGTTCTAATATAGTAAAAAATTTTAACTTTTGCAACAATATTTTTCAAGAGATTACTTCCAAAAATTTCTTAGGAAATCTACTCCTTCTTTATCTATAGTATTTAGGAAATAATATCTTCCTGTAATTGGCCCTTCTTTAAAATAAAAGCTAGGGTTGTTACTCTTATAAGGCGCTGCGGCTGATAAAACATCTATACCGCTTTGCCAGCTGGTTTTTATAATCAAACTATCATTTGGCGATTGTCTAGTACCAAACTCTAGATAGATAAATTGGTTTATAGGCCTAGCGATCGCGGATCCGGTGATCAGGTTTTTGCCCTTGTACATTTTATAGTAGATAGGGTCGATCGTTAGTTGTACTCTTTGATCTAAGTTATCTCCAGAGTACCTATTATTAGTTACATTTGCAATCCTACTAACAGCCTCTTCAACTTTCTCTTCTGCAAGATCGCGTATGTTTTCTACAAACTTTTTGTAGTCGTCTATTACAGAGTTGATGTCGGATGATCCAGATTTGAATGTACGTTTAGTATTTCTTACTACTGCCATTACTTTCTAAGCCAACCTATAATCTTTAAGTAAAACTTACGCTCATCTTCGATAATAACCGAATGGATGATGTAATCGTTACCTCTGTATCTAATTTTGTATTTTTTGTCAATGAACTGGCTATTCTCAGCCCAAGTTGTTAAGAGTTGTTCCCAGATAGTGGGTTCGTTCCAAGTTAATGAGTCCCTATATCTAAGAATAAACTCGAACTTGTTATTAGTTACTCTCTCGCCTCCCTGAACAGATAATCCTCCATCATAAGGCTGTACCTTAGCGAATGTTTGATAAGAAGCTTGGTAAGTAGGTTTAGTACCACCAGTTTCATCATAAGTTAGCGAGTAGGTAACTAGTTCTATAATTTCCCTAAAGTCAGATGTCTTATGGAATGTTCTTCTCATTAGAATAAATAAACTCTTCTGTAACTAGCTGCTGTTTGTTTTGCACTGTTTGACAACTCAGTAACCTGAGAGGCATCCATAACATTCTCTCTAAACTCGAAGTCCATACCTACCTGCTTCATGATAGCAACTTTCAAGTCACCCGGAAGTGGATTATATCCAGCTACGTATTCAATTTCAATAGGGTTGATAATACCACCGTAGAAACGAATATTCTTGAAGTTGTTACCAGTAACTAAATAATCAGTACCAGCAGTAAGCGTAGTTTTAACTCCTGACTCATCAATAGACTTAACGTGGGTTATAGATTGTATTGGTCCGTAAGGAATATCAATATTCTCTGCAACCTGTTGGAATGTAGCTACTAGTGTTTTAGTAGCAAAACTACAACCTGTATAACGCTCCATCTTTGATCTAGCACCTGTAATTAGGGTAGCCAATAGAGTGTCCCAAGAACCATAGTCGATGTTTAGGTAGTCCCTCATCTCAGCTACGGTAACTGGCTCAGATACTAAATCTGTTTTAATTTGAACGTCAAGTCCTAAAGTCATTATTTAGTCTTTTTAGCGGTTTTTAATTCTTTTGTTTTAACAACTGGCTTCTCCTCTTTCTCTTCTAGGATCTCTACGATCTTTACGAATTTCTTGTTTAGTAAGAGTTCAGCTCTCTCATCGCTTACTTCAAACTTCTCCCCTTCTTTAACGAATCTTCCTAATTCTAAGTCTCTGTAAGCTTTAACTACTTCAATCTTTGTCATAACTATTTATTTTTTGAAAGTAGGGGAGGAAACGATCCTCCCAGTAGAAAACTACTTTCCAAACTACTTTATAGATTAGGCTACGTTACCTAAGTCAGCAAATACAAACGCATCTGGACGGTCGATAGCTAATACCTCACGAGCCTCGATACGAACAGTAACTAAGTTACGTTGTACGTTATCTGAATCTTGCTCGAAGAATTCAACTTTAAGATCGTCAACTACTACACGTTTCGCCATGTTCCAGTCACCTAACAATACTTTATCGTCAGCAACGAAAGATGATTTGAATACAGGGATTCCAGCGATAGCGATCTCGCCACCAGCAGTAATAGTGAAACCACCCGGTACTGAGTAATCAGCAGGTTTAGTTTGCAATAAACGAGCCCATTGCTTAGGGTTAACTACGATACCGTTTACTGAGAAATCAGCAGCCTCTAAGTTAGCTACGTAATCGATGATTTGTTCAGCATCTACAGTTGCAGAAGTGGTAGTAGAACCAGTAGCAGCACCAGTTAAGTCGGTGTAGAATTTGCTATCTTCAGCTTTGTAGAAATCACGCAATAACATATCTGGCAAAGCAGACTGCAAGAAAGGTAAGTCTTGCAACATAGATTTGTCGATACGAGCGTAACCAGCGATGTAACGAGCAGTGTAAGTA